GTGGCCACCATGGCGTCCACTCCAGCGGCAATAGCGGCTTGGCCTTCGCTGCCTTCAGCCCAAAGCTTGACAAACTCGCCCACGGCTTTGCGGCCACCCTCGAGTAGGCGCTTGGTGATTATCTTGAAGCCTTCTGCTCCCACGATTGAATCGGCTAGGGCTTCCGGTACACCGGCTGCAATGAGCCGGGTCCGGGCTTTGAGTTGAGCTACTGACTTTTGAAGGTCGGCTTTGAAGTCCTTGAATGGATCCTTGGGCTTCTCGGGCTTAGCGTCTGCACCTGAAGTGGTGACACCAGTCGGGGGTTCCATTGTCGTAAGCGTTGGTGTGACGCCTGTGGCGGCGTCACGGAAGACGGCGCCTAGGGCCATGCCTTCTCTGAGTGCGGCAGCTTGTGCGCTACTCATCCCTAAGACAATGTTTTGACCGAAGGTTGACCCGGCAGCATACGGGGCAGTGGGGTCAAGGAACATGGCCAAGCCGGTGTCAGCCATCTCTTCACCAATGGCCACACCTTCAGTGGAGATGGTGTCAATGGCGCCTTGGATGCTAGTTGAGACGCCATCCTTAAGCCCATTGAAAGCGTTGACCGCTTCATCTACCTTGTCGGAAATGCCGGGGATCGGGATGAAACTTGCCAAGACCTGCGCTCCATCAAGCAGAGTCCCCACCATGTTGAGGAAGTTTTCTGCAATGGGTTGTGTGAAGTTCTTGAGCATGAATGAAGCGACCTTGGCCGAAGCAAAAATGATTCCACCCAGAGCCACCATCAAAGTGCCTATGGCCATCACTAATTCTGTTCCCAGCGTTTCTGCTAGGACGGTAAACACAGGCAGGAGCGCTTCCAAAGTGGGCATGAGAATGGCTAGCTCAACATTGATGAGCCGAGAAAATAGGGGAAGAATTGTGCTCAAGGCATTGAACACTGGGATGAGTGCCGTGACGAGACTACTGAAGGCACCAATGACTAGATCAAGAATGGGTGCAGCATTGTTGAGCAGGTTCATGATCAGGTCTGCTAGAGGTCCAAGGAGTGGTGTGACGGCGGAAAGAAGCTGCCCAAATAGCGCACCAATTTTGCCAAGCAACGGGGCAAGGATCGGTGCAATGCGACTGGCAAGTTCTCCGATGATTGTTACCAAGGGAGTGAGGGCGGGAATGATGGCAACGATGGCAGATAGGAAGCCACCTGCAAGCGCGGCCACGATGTCCACGATGGCCTTGAGTAGTGGAGTGAGTACGGGTTGGAGTTGTTCAAAGGCTCCAGTGAGAAGGTTTGCCAACTCTCCAGCCACGGCAGATAGTGGCCCACTGAGCTGATCGAGGATGGGGCCAAGCGCGTCCACGATCTTGTTGATGGCGGGCAGCACGGAGACGCCAACGGTTTCCATGAAGTTGCTGAGCATCACATTCAGCTTGTCAAAGGGTGAGGCTGCGGCTTCGGCTACGCCTCCCACCTGAGACTCAACTTCAGCCATGACAATGGCCTGCGCTCCGAGCAAGTCGCCAGATTCTTGAAGCGCTTTGATCTGATCCTTTTGCTGGGCTGTGAAAGTGACGCCAGCACGAGAGAGAGCGGTGACTCCCTTGATGGGATCGTTGAGAGCCTTGCCTAGGGATTTAGCAGTTGAATCCAAAGACCCAAAGCCTGCTGCGCTGAGATCTGCGGCGGCTTGCGTTGCCCTATCAAACATTGCCGCTTGGCCTTCACCAGCATTCTTGACGTTCTTGAAGGTGAGGATCAGATTTTGTGCGGCCTGAATCTGCTCATCATCAATGCCGGTCTTCGCTGAGATGGCGTTGGCCAGTTTGCTCACCTGGTCTGCTGTGACGTTGGCTGCCCCACCAGTGGCTTTGATGATGGCTTCAGTGGACTTGGTGACGCTGACAGACTCTTGGGCTGCCTTGCCTACTGCGACCAATGCGGTGGCAACTCCGGCAACTGCCAGCCCACCCACGGCGGCAACGGCTCCGATGCCTTTCATGGCCCCACCAAAGGAACTACCCATGCCACTAGTGGACTTGGACAACTTGCCCAAATCTCTTTGGGCGGCGTCTACGCCTTTAGAGTTGTAATCAGAAACGATCTTGATTTCAACGGCCATGGGTCACCTCCTCTAAAGTCGTTCATTGAGTTTGGCTTGGACTGTGGCTTCAAGTTTGTTCATTACTTGCGCCACTTGTCGTTCAAAGTAGTGCTTGCTGTTCATGGTCTGCCGGTCCCAAACTCGGTAGAGGAGTCGAGGTTCAACGCCATGGCCAGAGTTGTGCAGGCCTTTGACAAACTTGGATCCGGGAGTCTTTCGACCTGCTAGTTCAAAGATCGATGCGGCTGGGTTGGCATTGCGTACCACCACCACGCTTTGATACTTGCTTGTGCCTGAGCGCTTAAGTCTGCCAAAGGCCACGCGAAAACCAGACTTGACTCGAGTAGGATTCCAAAGGATGTAGTCCTTGGAAGCCATGGATCCGCGCCGACGCCATCCATATTTCTGCCACTGAGACAAGGCCACGGCTGGCACTTCTTTCTTGGCCTCTTCAGTGAGAGGCTTCATGATGCCTTTGAGTTCTTTTTCAAGTTCCTTGCGGGCATCATTGTCTAGCAGCTTGAGAAGGCGAAGCGCTTTCTTGGCATCGATCTCCACGTTCAGGTCATCAGCCATTTGCGCTCCTAGTTGGGCCGGTTGGCTTGAGTGGCCCGATAGCGCAGGTATCGGGACATCGTGAAAAGCATCCGGTCAGACTCGAGCAGAAGAACGCTGGGAGCGATCCCAGTTTCCACTGCTAGGTAGGCAATCAGCCAGTGGGCTGAGTGCTCTCCAAAGGGACAATCTCGGCTTGGTCCTCGCTTCCGCCAACACCTTCAATGGTGTCCACCCATTCCTCAAAGCTGAGGTCGGTCTTCTTTGTGCGGCTCAGTGAAGACCAGGCAAGGAAGCATAGATCGGTGAGGCGGAAATTGGTTTCAAGCTGTGTAACGGAGCGATCAAACTTCTCTTCAAAGCGCACGTAATCCGGCGCGGACACGGTGACATCCGCGCCGGATCCGTTTGCGTAGTCGATGTGCAGAAGCATTCTCATAGCGCAGGGCCTTTCTTAGAAGGGTAGGAGGTGTTATGCGGTGGCGCGTGTGACCGTGCCCGTGGTGGGCCACGTCACGGAGACCGTGGCGATATCGCCCACGGATGTGCTGAAGGGGGTGTACTGAGTGACCAAGCAGATGGCAGTGAATGCCGGGTTGGCTGTTCCTGTGGCGCTTGACGTGGCCTTGACCACGACGGTGGCGTTGCTTCCCAAGAGCGGCCAGATGGTGGCATCCACTGCGGAAGCAGCAAAATCCTGAAAGAAGTTCAGGGTGAGTGATCCGGTCTTGAGGCCAGCAATGCGCTCACGGAACGTGGTCCCAAAGCCGGTGGTCTCAAGTTCCGCAGCCTCAACCATGAGTTCTACGGACTGGAGGGCGGTGGAGAAAGACGCCCCATTGATGGTGATGCTGTGATCTACTGCGGCGTATTTCGCCATGTGTTGTGCCTCCTAGGCGTAGACCGTGACCATGAAGGTCGCGGATAGGTAATTGGCGTCTCCGACCATGACCGGCGTAATGTCGCTCATGTCGGTAACTCGTAGAGTCTGGGCAGACCCTCCGAGACTTCTGTCCCCTTCAATTGCGGTCTTGACGGATCCGCTTCCCGTGGGCGCAAGGTATAGGTCCAAGTTTGTTTGTGATTGGCGCTCAGCCACTCGGCCAGTGATGAGCATGATGCGGAAGGTGTACTGGTCTAGGCCTCGAGCGAAGGCAGTGTCATATGCGATGGAGTCCAAGGCCACGATGGCCACGGGCGGATTGATCTGGTCCGGGATAGTGGCAGTTGTGCGCAGCCCGCTGATCGTTGCCAGTCGTGTGGCCAGCCCTGTGCGCAGTTGGCTGATGGTGGGCATCAGGCCACTCCGCCCACGTAGCGCACGTAAGGATTAACCAGGTGGGCCACGTCAGGGTCAAGGGTCATGCCGACGCGCATCGCTCCGAGTTCACCAAAGGTAATGCCCAATGGAGTGTCTAGGCGCTTGAAGATCCGGCTGGCCTGAATGATCGTGGCCTGCTTGATGACTGCCGGAGTGGTGGCCATTCCCCAAACTCCGACTACCTGCACTGTGGCTGACTGCCAGCCGACAGGGAAAGTCTCATTGTCAATGGCACGGATGCGGGTGAACGGTGAAGCCTGCCCAGCCACCAGTCCGTTGAGTGGTTCCAGCTGGTAGTCAGTTGCAGTCCAAGTCACGTCAAAGATTCCGTCCCCATCGCTTGAGGTCTTCAGTGACGTGAGGCTTTGCAGGTCATCGATCTGGACTAGGTAATCCTGATTGGGCGTGAAGACTCTTGTGGCTGTGCCTGCGCTGTAGAAGATGCGCTGGCAATGCCCGTCAATGAGCCTAGAGGCGCTCTCTACGGCAGGCTCAAGCAGTGCGTCATCCACACTGTCAGAGATCCGCAAAGCGGCCTTGATCTCCGCCAGAGTCGCGTAGCCGTTGGTGATTGCCATGCTTACGCTCCGACGGCAAGCACTCGAGCAGTGACGGTGCCGCTGGCGGCGATGCCATAGACCTGGTTATCCGGGGGCAAGTCGAGTGCGATGGCCACGCCAGAGGTCAGCAGGTAGCCGTACGAGCTGCTGCTGACGTTGCTGGCGCCAAGGTAGGCGGTGCCGGAGTCGATGCTGACAATGATCGATTGGCCCACGTTGCCATCGGTCTCAGTAAGGTTGAGCATCGCGGTGGCGCCTGTGGTGAGGCTGACGGATCCATGCTTTACACCCATTTGTGTTTCCTCCTAGTTTGGTAAAACTTGCACATCGCCCGCGTCCGCAGGGCTTAGCAGGATTTCGTCACCCAATTTGATAACAGATTCAGTCTGAGTCTCGTCAACAGGAACAAGTTCACAACCCAACAGTGCGGCAAGTGAATCGACTTCCAATTCCTCAACTACACACACGTTCTCAACAATTCCGCCACGAACGATTAGGTAGTTCACGTCAAGTACCTCACAATCACAACACCAGATCCACCGTCAGCGCGTGTTTCCGTCCCGCTGCCGCCTCCACCGCCACCAGTGTTGGCAGTACCTGCAACCCCATTTCCTCCGTTAGCGTTACCGTCACCACCACCGCCAGAACCACCAGTGCCCTGCTGTGTTCCAACGAATGACGATCCGCCGCCACCGCCAGAGAAAGCAGCAGCCCCTACAGGCCACGGATTAGTTACACCAGCGCCACCGTTACCGGCCTTGTAAGTTCCCATACCAAGATTGGTAGCAATAAACCCATTATTGGAGAACGAAGCCCCCCCACCAGACGCGCCACCGTTCTGCGCTGAACCACCCTTACCAGATGGGGCAATTCCAGCCGAACCAATCAAACTTGCAGGCTGAGCACCAGAAGCATCACCGCTAGTTCCACCCGCAGCAGTCGCTAGCGTTGCACCAAAAGTCGAAGAACCGGCACTTGGTACTGCTTGTGTTGCTCCTGCACCGACAACAACCGCGTAGGTATTTGTCGACACACTGATGCCCGTAGTCAGCGAGTAACGGCCACCGCCGCCACCACCACCTATGGAGTCAGGATTTTCGTCAGCAACCCAGAGCACTCCACCAGCACCACCACCACCTACACACAGAACCTCGACAGTTTTGCTTCCAGAAGCAACAACAAAACTAGAGGATGAATTGAACAAGTGGTAGGTGTATGCACCATTAGTGGACTTCGTTCCACCAGTAGCCGAGAAAGTTCCACCGCCACCACCGCCAGGCGTTACCGCATTAGCAACTTGACCAGAGGCAATCCGGCCAGAGCCGATGATGCTGGGAGACGTACGAGAAGAGACGCGATTACGGGAAGCCACGGTCACTCTCCCATCTGGTAATACTCGCGCAGCCAATCGACTGTGAGCGGTAGGCCTTCTGCCAAGGTGGTGCTGGGTTTGTGGCTCAGCAGGTAAGCAGCCTTGGAGATATCGGGGCGCTTGCTGGTCACGTTGTGCGCATCAAAAGGCAGGTGGGTGACTAGGGCCGGATCCGCGCCGGTGATCTCCACAAGTTGAGCGGCCATCTCGGCCACGTCGACAAACTCATCCCCGCCAACGTTGACGGTGATGCCTGGTGTGAACTGGTCCACGGCGTTGGCCAGAGTCGGGATGAAGTCTCCGACGTACATGAAGACCCGCTGATAGCCGTCATAGACCGTGATGGGCTGACCTGTCAGCAGGCGATAGGCAAAGAGGCAGACCACGGAACGATAGGAGTGGTAGCGCTCCCCCGGTCCGTAAGCGTTAAAGAAGCGCAGCACCATGGTCTGAGTGCCATATCGGTCTGCGAAGTTTTGGATCTGCATCTCGTTCACGCGCTTGGAGATGGCGTAGTCATTAGTCAGGCGCGGCTGAGCATTGCGCTCCAGTAGCCCCTCATCGATCCAGTCAACTCCGGCTTCCCCGTAGACCTCGGAGGAACTGGCAAAGATGTGCTTGAAGCCAAGTTCTTTTTGAACCTCGAGGATGTTGCGGGTGCCGATGGCGTTGGTGCGCCAGACCTGCTC